CCCTAGGATCATATTTACAGATCGATTGCATATAATCTTTTACACCTTCCTTTGAGATCATCTCATTGACCTCAAAGGGTAGACCATAGAACTTGTTCTCTACGAACTCGTAGGAGTATCCATGGTCTTTACAGAACTGTATAACCTTGTCTAACAACCCAACATATATCTCTCCATTCTGGGTGTTAAACAGGCGTATTTTTCCATCCCAGTACTTGTTGCGATACTGGGGCATAAATTTAGCACCTGGAACCTCAAACGTAAACTGGTCTGCCAGTTCATAATAGATATGAGGTTCCGCTTTAACCTGAAGAAAAACTTCGTTCTTCTTCGATATAATCAAATGAGACATAACCCATAAGGTTCACCTATGGGTATTTAGTTGGTATTACCAACGGTCTCCCATACCTCTACCTTTTGAATAATTCATACCAGTATAATTTCCATATTCGTCATATCCACGTTTTGGTGTTTTTGGTGCAGGTGGTTTATATCCAGGTTCTCCCTTCAATGGATTATTGGGTTGTCCTGCAGAATTATATCCACCATATCTTGTTGGATATGGATTTGGTTTTGGTTTTGGTGTAACAGCCTTTGATACTCCTTTTGCTAGATCCTTTCCTTTTGAAACTGCACCACTTGCAACACCAGCAAGTCCAGAAGCAGCACCACTAAGACCAAGAGCTGCTCCTCCAGCAGCTGCTAAACCTAAACCAGCAGCATCAACACCTGTTGCTTGTGTTTTTCCACCACTAACAAAATCATCTAATCCAGCATCAATTAGTGCCTGTCTTTCTGCAGCAGTATGTGTTCCTGGTGCCTTATTCATTAATCCATCCAAATAATCTTTCTTTTTATTTGGATTTGCTGAACCCGCAGGAAGATTTGGATCTGGTCCCTTTCTACCTGGAGTTACTTCAGTTTTTTCTGGTTCAAGTTCTTTACCTACATTAACAACCTGTCCCTGCCATCTACCCTTATCATCAATATCTACTCCAGTGCTAGGATCAGTTACATTAGGTTTTGCTTTTGCTTGTGATTTAGTAAAAGCAACCTTAGGTGTGGGTGCGGGTGCTGCCGCAGCTGCTGCTTGCTCTGAGAATTGACTAAAGGACTTCATTTTTTATTTTTTACTTATCCTTTATTTAGGATTTTATTCATCCATTTCATACTTCCATTCTAGAATAATTCTATAAAGAAAGTTTTTCAAATAAGAAAGTCTTGCTTGTTCATCTGGATGACCACCTGGCCATTTTTCATAATGAAATGCGACAGATTTATAAAGGAGACGTAAATCCTCTACTCCAAATTGGAGTTCTACAAAAGGAAGACTTTCATCAAAATCATCATCTTGATACATCCATTCGTTGTTGTCGTCCATTAGAAACCTGCTTGGAACTTCTGCCACTCAATAGCATTCTTGATTTGGAAAGTCCTGTTTGCTACTGTCTTGATAATTTCTTCTAAAAACCTAAGAGTCGCATCATAATAACGAATCTTCATATCAACCTTGTTTAAGCGTTCATCCGCATCTAGATACCGTTGAATAGCATCTTTCTCACGGACTTTATATGGAAAAGGTTCTTCTTCGTATACAGCAGGGTCTGCCTTACCTGTATAGAAATTGTGACGCTCAAGTTTCACTTTGTTATATTGTTCTCTTGCTCGCTCTCGCAACAAGGTAATAGTATTGTACAAAGTATAATACTTTGAGTGTAGTTGAGGAATTTTCAGAGATTCATCGTGTAGATTATCAGGATCGATGACAGAATCTTTCTGCCACATTTCCTGAATTTTATCAAGGTCCATTAAGTGGTAGCAGTCAGTTGATATACAGTATACTTGAAGGTTGCCTGTGCTGTAAAGTAGTTCACATCAGTTGATGTGGCATCAAAGTCCAGAGAACTAAGTGACACAGGGAACATATCAAGGAATTTTACTTTTGCAACTTCATTGAAGTTGCTGTTAAGAATACGGAGTGTGCCGTCAGCAAACTGCTCTTTCATATCTCTAATACCATCCTTATCGGTGGTAACATCAATGAACTGTTGTGCTGTTTCTGGGAATCCTAAACCGTACATCCATTCATGCACAATTCTATAGTTTTCCAGATTCTCATCAACCAAGAATTGAATGGTCAAATCACCAAAAGATAATTTGGTCTCTGGGACATCAATATCTTTCAGATAAGATGGTTGCGTTGCAGTTGCGAGGGTTATTTCTGGAATCCTAGCACTGTTGCAGAAAAAGTCAACCTTAGGGTACTTACCAAGATTAAATTTAAATCCAATCCCAGACAGGAAGTTCCTGTTGTTTATTTGGTTTGCCCAGGAGCATGAATTAGACATTTTGATTACTTGATAACTGGACCTTGATGTTTGCTAGTTGGACCAGCACTCTTTCTACGGTCTTTAATGCGAGAATACAAAGTTCTCTTTCCATATTGTGTTGGAGTCAAGTTTTGATTGCCAGTTACATCTCTAGCAGTCTGCCTCATCAAATCAAAACTAGTACTTTTATTCACTTCACCAGCAGCACCAAAGTTACCAGTATCTCTTACAGTTGCATCTGTAACTTTGGAGTCTTTACCCATTGGTTTGGGTGTAAACTGTACTTTAGTACCAAACTTTATTGATGGTGTTCCTGCCCAAGTACCTTTAGGAACTTCACCTTTTTTATACTTGTATGGAACTGCTACACCTCGTGTAGAACCTGTAAATGGAGTACCATCAGCAGTTCTTTGGATATTATCCTTCCCAGTATTATATGTCTGAGATGTAGTATCTCTAGGACCGTAAGAACTTGTCTTTACTGGTTTCCAACCATATCGTGCTGCTTCATCTGGAGTATGATCACGTTGAGTGAACTCCCCAGTAGTTTTGTTTAAAACACCTGGTTTGTAATTTTTATACGCCAGAACCTTTACATCTTTGGGAACTGGTGGTTTTGCTTCTTTTTTAAAGAAATTTACAAACTCATTAAAAGTTTTCATTTCATCCTTGAACAATGCTGCAGCGTGACCATCCACCGTTTGTTCCGTCTGGATTTTCGATATGGGCAGTTGCTGCTGCTTTAGTGCTGAATCGATGTCTATCATCAAAATTATCAGTCCACCTATTATCTCCAGCATAATATACAGTGATTGATGAATCAAGGAGATTTGGTCTACTAATATAATGGTAAGCCATAATCCTAAGTTTTTAAATATTTAGACAAAAAAAGAGGGTCCCGAAGGACCCTCTGAGAAATATGTGAACTTGAATCACATGAGGTTGGAGACCTTGACTCTTCTGTAGTAACGGTTGGTGTTACGGGTGAGAGCGCCTGCGCCAGCAGTGGTGCCTTCCGCGAATGGGTTAGCAACGATGCCGTAGCGGGTCTTGAATCCAATCTTAGGTTGGAAGGTGTCCTGACCAACGGCACGAACCATTTGGAGAGGAACGTATGGGCAATAGAACAGACCTGCGTCATAAGGTGAAGAACCCTTATAACCAGCAACGTAGTACTGATCGGATGCTACGTTTGCAGCATAAGGATCAATGTAAACGCGATACTTACCAGCAAGAACACCAGCGAAGGTGTTACCAGTGTCGTCAACGTTAAGACCAGCGTTGAGTGCAGGGGTGTAATCGAGTACGCCTGCCATGGTCAGAGCGGAAGCAACGTCTGCGGAACACAGAATCATGTTGCCCTTTCCTCTACGAGTGCGCTGTGCAATTGCGTTAGCGTCACGCTCGATTTGGAAGATCAGACCCTTGAACTTCTCAACAGACCAGCGACCGTTGGAGTCGATGTCGAGGTCGAAAGTACCAGGAGTACCAACGTTTGCCTGAGCACCAGGTTCTGCAACGTTATAGATGGTACGGATGACTTCACGGTTGATCTCAGCAAGAATCTCAGTGGAGAGAATGTTTGCGAGTTCAGCCTCAGCGTTCAATCCGTGGATTGCCTTGAGGTCTTGTGCGAGTTCTAAGGAGTACTCGGCTTTCAGTGCTCTGGACTTAGCGGTTACGGTGACCTTCTCAATTGAGAATGCCATCTCGTTGAATGCACCGCCGCCATCGCCAAGGTCTTCTGCCTGAGCGGTGGACATGCCCTGACCTACGTTGTAGGTAAGTCCGTCACCAGTCTGAGGAACGGTTCCATCGAGGAGACCAGGATTAGAACCACGCTGAGAAGTAGTACCCAGACCAACAGCAGCGCCAGTTTCGGTACCAGTTCCAGTTGCAGAGCGACCAGAGAATGCGGTATCTGCTTCGCCAAACAGTGCTTCGGTTCCACCTTGGGTGGAATACTTCGAACGCATTGCGAAGATGAGTCCAGTAGGACCGGACATTGGTTGAACACCTGCGAGGTCATATGCGACCAGGTTAGGCATTGCACGTCTGATCAGGGAGATCAGAACAGGGTCGAAACCAGCAACATCGCTGCCTGCTGGTGCGTGACCTGAGTTAGTTGGAGCTTCGGAGAGGAATGCTCTCTCTTCGGCAAGAGTTTGTTCCTGGTTCTCCAGGAGGACTGCGGTAACAGCTCTGCGGTGGGAATCCTTGATTGGATCCATGCCCTCGTAGTCGAGGACTGGTGCCCACTTCTCCTGCAGAGCCTCTGTGTTAGGCATTTGCATTTGAAATTAAACCTCTTAAAAAGTTAGTTTGAATGTTTATGATTTAAAAATCACTTTTTAGCAGCTCTGGAGAGAGTCTGCAGATAGGCTTGCATCATTGGGGATACTTCCTCGGAAATAACCTCATCGGTAGAAACCTCTTCTGAAAGATTCTCGGAGGTGCTTGGAGTGGATGCTGATTCTGGGAAGTAAGAACCTCTCAGATTGGTCAGCTTCTCACGATAGTCTGCTTCACTTTCAAACTCAACATTTTCTGCGAGAGAAGCGAGTTTTTCCTTCTGAGTGTCTGCAAGACCTTCAGATACAGTGGCGAAAACACCATCTGCAGAGGATTCTGCTAATCTACGATTCAGAGCGACATTGCGTTCGATCTGCTCGTTGAGTTTACCTTCCATTTCATCAAGTTTATCTACCATGCTCTCAAGTACATCATATTTCTCTTCAGGGAT